AAAAGCAGAATCTATGACATTACGCATTGATAATCTCCAAAAGGGAAAATGTGATTGTCCTAAAGGAGAATGTGATTGTAAAGACTGTCCAAGTTGCGGTTCTAAAATGAATAAAATGGGTTGCATGAAAATGGGCTGTGGTGGTAAAATGGAAAAGGGAAAATGTGATTGTCCTAAAGGAGAATGTGATTGTAAAGACTGTCCAAGTTGCGGTTCTAAAATGAATAAAATGGGTTGCATGAAAATGGGCTGTGGTGGTAAAATGGAAAAGGCTGACCCTTTGGCTGACCCAAAACCACTCCCAAAGGAAAAAATTACTGACATCAATCCACACTTGGTTACTGAATCCGGTGGACAAACAAAGACCGCTTATTATACTACAAACGGTAACACCATTGAATACGAAGACGGTAAACCAAAACGAGATAAACACGACAAGAAAGTTGACTTGAGTAAACTTGGCGGTCGTATGAACCCACATGCTGGCACTGGTGCTGAAAGAGAAGACGCAGAAGGCGGAACAGAACGAAGGTATTGAGGCGGTTACATGACAAAGGTAGCCATCAAGAAAGCAAACCCAAGTGCTTCAATGCGTGAAGAAAGTGAGGGTGGCGCACCTATCGCTTGTCGGACATGCGGTGGTAATACTCGTAGTGGTTGTAATCTACATGACGGTATGGATATTTTTGCTTGTCCAAAGTTTCAACCGCTTTCATAAGGCGGTGAAAACATGGTAGCAGAACAATTCAACATTGCTAAAGACGAATTACTACTTTCTTTAGCAGATGGTAATGACTTAGCGTTTAGTGCCGCTGAATACATTATTGCTTGGGAATCTCTTAACAAAGCCCCTACAGACACACTTTCAAGGTCATTAAAATATACGGCTGAACTAATTCAAAAAGAAGAAGACGATACTACAAAAGTAGAACAAGACCCGTCTTACAAAGAAGGTCCGGGTTTTCTTCTCGCACACCATCATACACATGGTGAACAAACAAACCATGTTTGGAAAGACAGTTTATCGGGTGCTGACAATGTGAGAGAATCTCACGCTGTATGGCCTCGATATGTACCTACCTCATCTCATCCATATCGAGAGCATAATTATCCTTTTCACCATACCAATCACCCTCTTTTGCGAATGGACTCAAGTAAAGGTAATGCTGGTTATGTTGAAGTTTTACGAAGTCATATTTTTGGCGGTCATTCTAAAGAAGAAGCGCAAATGGAAAAAGAGTTTCAAAAGCATTTAGAAACGAAAAAAAGTCCATTGATTCACGGATATAACGGTAAAAAAATCCTTGGTTCGTTGAGACACCATAAATCTAATTACAGTCATCAACATGACTTTTACGAGCGAGATTATCAACGCTGGAATAAACTTAACAGTGAATTGAAAGACCAGTATCTCGCTGATGGTCGTTCAGCAGAAGAAACTGAAAATCGTTTACGAGTGGACCATTTTAATCAAAGAGCAAAGCAGTGGCAAAGCGGCGGATATGTTGTAGATGAAAACGCTGATAATCATGCTGTTGGATTAGGACAAGAGGGGTATCACCTTGGTCTTGAATGGCTCAATCCCGAAGAACGCACAGCCGTAATGCGTCATCTACATGAAAAAGGAGTTGACAATCATAATGAAATAAAGTTACCAAATGGTGAGTTTATCCCTACGGCTCGATTAACTTGGAACAATTTAATGCGTCGTACACCGGAAAAGAACTGGGCGTTAAGAGCAAGCGGTCACTTTGGCCCAAACGGTCATTTACGACAAGAAACACTTGAGGGTGACTTTAGACAAGGTGATAACCGTTTTTCACAAGGTGTAATCGGAGAGGCGGCTCATACTTATGAAATAGGAGGGCAACCAATTTCACATTACATTGCAGAAGCGATACATAATCGCTTTGGGATAGAACTACCCGATGGTGATAATGAAGGAGTTGGGAAACCATTTGACATTCTACCAAGACTCGGTTTACATTCAAAGCCCGTTCAAGACAGTTACTCGTTGAAAGACTTACGGACTGGGACATTTAAACACTATAAAAAATCAAAAGGGATGGACCCGAAGCATACTCGTATGCCAATGGAGGATGTTCTATTCCTTGCAGGTTATGACCCTAAAACACGAAAGCCGCTTCTTAATCACCCTATATACGGAGAAATGGATGGGCCGATTATCCCACTTCATGACTTAGAACAGATGGAGTCGGAGGCTAAATCTCATGGCTCTTTGTCCTCACTGGCTAAAGAGATGAGAACCGACCTTACTTATTTACAATCTCCGCATGGCCCTCATCCCGATGAAGAAAAATCTAAGTTTTGGCGATTTGATAAAGGTGGTAATCATACTATAGGACCAGCAAAGTTTTGGAGTAAACCTTTCGCTCAAGTTGGTGGTGCTGGTATGACTTTGGCTACCTACAATGACAATATTCACAGTGTTGCTCATAATGAAGACGAATTAACAGAAGAAGAAAAAATCGAACAGGCGTATGCAAACATAGCGAGTAATGAGCCTGTGGATATTACCGGTGGGGTGCAAACCGAAGACACTGCACACATTCCAACTCCGTTTCAACAAAAAAACAAAAATATGTTACTCCCCTCTACTTCGGGGTTATTTGAAGTAAATGAGCAACATCACGGTCAACTACACCCCAATCCAATTAACATGGCTTTAGGGATGCACTTTGGGCCGGAGAAATCAAGAGAAATAGGGCAGGTAGAAAAACAAAAAGGAGGTGCTACTAAGTTTGTAAGGTTTCAAGACGGTGATATTCTACAAAATCTATTCTCACCTGCTAATGCCTATACACAAACCAGTAGTGGTGATAAGCATAATTGGACATTACATCAATCGAGTTACAACCCTCAACTACTACATTCTATTCGTACAATGAGTAGTGATGAAAGAAAGAAACTTAAAGTTGATACTATTAAACAGACTTTACATTCACATAATCCGTTAAAAACATCTCAACCCGAAAGCACCTATGGAGCGCATACATCGGATGCACCTATTGGTGAGAAAGCAAGAGCAAATCATTGGCGAAAAACAATGTTGGGACAAACATTAGACCCCTACAAACCGCAGAAAAACTCGGTTCAATCATTAAAGGACTTAGTAAGTGGGAACATTCCTGTAAGTTTCGGAGTGGACCATGAGGATTACATGGATTTTATGGGTTGGGGTGCTAAACAACCTAATTTTAATAATGTAAAAAATTACATTACTTCGCCGGATAGCGCAAAAGCCTTGCGTATTTTAACAGCAATAGCAAAAGAAACTGGGAGTAATTCTCCTAATCGTATTCTAAACAACATCAACGATTTGACAGACGACAACCCAATGTATGCTGACATTAAACATCGTATGGAAAAAGAGGGTTCATTCCTTAACGATGGGGATATAGACGAACTTAAAGGGTGGTTAAATAGTTTTGAAGTACAATTACGACAGAAAAAGGGTAAAGAAGCGGAAGCGAAAAACCAACGCAGTAAAACCAGCATTCAAGCAACAGAAGACACAACATTTACTACAAGAACTATTGACTCCGCATTGAAGTTTGGTGGTATGCTTCCCGCAATGCAAAAGGAAAAAGAATTGAATGAACGGTTGAATGTTATTACTGAAATGATTCAATATATGGATTCACCGGAACAGGTACAAGAGTTAAGACAAGAATTAGATGAAGGGCAGGTAGAATTGAATAGGTTACAACGCCGTTCAAGTGAATCTGTTCTTGGTAAACAAACTACTCATTGGAAAACAGATGCCGGTTTTACCGATAACATGGCTAAAAATAGTCGTAACGCTGTCCTTGAAGCCGCAAAAAAATTATTACCTATAGTTATGGAACATGACCCAAATCATTTTGACATTAACGACCCGGAGAAGTTTATGTCTAATCATAACCGCTTGATGTATGACGCTGAACGGTGGCTTACAAATGCAGACCATAGTGTACACGGTATCAAAGCGTCTGTTTACAGAACATCGGATGAAAGTAAAACAGTTACTCCAAAACAAAAAGGTTTTCATCGTGATGTTATGAGTCATATGCTTGACAACAGTTTTGAATTAAACGGTAACATGACACCCGATGAAGTCTTAGAAGGTATGGGATTAGAAGGTAAGACAAGTCAACAAAAAGCACGATTAAGAGAACATGTACAAAAAATAATTGATGAGTCGAATGTAAGAGAAGTCCCGTTGCGTGTTGCGACTGTCGGACAGTTAATGACGAGTGGTAATTTTGATGACGAGTTTTCACTTCATCGCATTCACGCTGATGAACAATTTGCTCAAGACTATCAAGACGGTGGAATACACACTGCTATTGATAACGCTCAATCGAGAACTAAAAACTGGAAAGCGCATCCTATTCATGGTATAGTAGGTACTGTCGGACAGCACAGATTTGACTCATCGCAATATGGTAGTAATATGTCAAACAACGGTTTATCCTATTATCCAGCCGGTGGTAAACTCGATGTGCATAACAGATTAGGTGCTGGTAAAGGTGGTAAAAAGCCTTACACGAGAAGAACAAAAAATTACCTTGATAGTATTGTAAGTTTAGATATTGATGCTGTAAATGCTGATAATATGACACCTACGCAAGAAATTGTGAGAACGCTTGGTATTAACGGTGAACCAGTACCTATTGGTGGGGTTAATCCTTCTTCATTTGGAATTATGCCTACACACACTGGTGCTGATGTAGTCCATTCTTCTGCCATTCCTCAACAATCATCGTTTGGTATTGAGTATGATGCTCAAGGACAACCATCGGTTGGTACTTACACTGAACCTCAATTATACCATCCTACTTGGCAGGGTGCATTGGAAGAACTTCACGGCACAGATATGACAAAACAATTACTGGAAACACTACCACCGCATCAAAATCCTACTCCACCTTTCATGGATTATGACAAAGAAACTTTTGATATATTCGGAGAAAACAACCCTACTGCTCTTAACTTGAGTGAAATGAGTGAATACATTACCTCTCTTTTGAACCCCGATGTTTTGTTGACAAAAGCCGATGATGCTGAATGGTGTCCTCCGGTAAGACCGATGCACCGCATATTCGATTTAAGTGACCTTGAACACCTAAGAGGATTTAGCGGCTCATGGGTAGTCAGTAAATGGTATGATGGTAAGCGAGTTATTATCGTACAAAACGATAATGAAATTATTACTTATGATGAAAACGGGCGTAAGGTTGGATTAAAGAAAGCATTCAAAGAAAGCCTCGCTGAATTAAACGACAATAACTTTGTCATTGATGGTATTGTGGGTGAAGAAGACTTGAATATTATTGATATTATCAACTACGATGATACCAATGTTGCTGAAATGTTGATGCATGAACGCATGAAAGTTCTAAGAGGACAGTTTGATAGTCATGAAAATGTCATTATTCCCGGCCCTCATGATACAAAAATGACTGATGATGAGGGTCTTGAAGACGCTGTTAAAATCCTACAAGAAGAACACGGTGTGGTTTTGTTACGAGATAACAAATCCACATACATGAAAGGAGAGCGTCGTCATCCAAAGTGGTTACTGTTGCGTAAAAGTCGTGACTTCAACTTTATCATTCTTGACCGTCGAGGTAAAGGGCCATACACATATCAACTCGGTGCAGGGCCGATTCTTGATGGTGAAGCATTAGGTAATCGTGCGGTCACATACAAAAACAATTTCTACATGGATGTAGGTACAGCCCACAGACAACAAAGAGCATTCAAAGTTGGCGATATAGTAAGAGCAACGGTGACAGGTGTTACAAAGAAGCGTAGAAAAAACCGAGATGTGTTTAATGTACAAGTGCGTGAAATAGAAAGTGAAGGTGAAGGTGAAGGTGCGGCCAGTGCTGAATCATTAGACCTTATGACAAAATCGTTTGCACCTTTACTCATTCCTCATGATATAGAATACAATGACGGTGTATTACAAGTTATACTCAAAGGGATAGATACAGTATCGTATCAAGTTACACATATGGATGACAACTGGTATTTACATGACCCTTCTTCGGCTTTAGGTGATTTAACTAAATCCAACTATTCTCTTACTCTCGCTGAAAGCCTCCATCCGTTTTGGCATTCAGTAGCACCGTTAATGCTCGACGGTCATCTCGTAAAAACAGAAATGGATGAAAAGAAAGTACCAAGTCGTAAAAGACAAGAAGAACAATCAGCCGGAGTTCTTGATGCTAAAGACGATAACCGCCTTCTAAAACCATCAACTAAGAAGGCTCTTGATGTGATTAGTCGTGCTTTAGACAGACTCGCTAAAGAAAAACTTACTTGGACAGGGCCGAAAGGTTTGGGTATTGACATGGCTACACCAGTCGAATCACCGAGTGGTCCTACGAGATTGACAGAAGAAAGCAACTTACCCGACTATGATGGTAAAGTGAGACCGGATGAAAAGGATGGTATTGATTCGGATGATAAAAAGAAAAAACCTATTACGCATGTTGAAATGAAGACGGATGCAGACGAGTCTATCGTTTTAGATGACGAAGACGGTACTCCTACTCTTTCAGTGTGAAAGAAACATTCTATATACCATGACAGTGAATCGGAGGGTAATGTTGTCCCTAAAGCGACCTACCTCCGGCATTGCTCTCATTAAGGGCAGTTCCGACATGGTTATCGCTGGCTACGCATCAGTTGAACTGGTGGATAAGCAAGGCGACCTTATTACTCGTTCAGCACTAAAGGATGCATTTGGCGGGTTCATGAAGAGTGAGAAGTTCCGTAATGTTCAACTCGCTCACTCAAATATTCAAGTTGGAGAAGTTATTGACTCCTATGTAGATTCAAATGGTCGGATGTGGAAGTCCGAAGTTGATGATGCTGGCATGTTTGTCGTTGTTTCACTTCGCAACGATATTGAAAAGGCTCGTGAAGTGGCCGCAGAAATCCGTAAGGGTAATCTGCAAGGATTTTCCATCGGTGGACAAGCATTCAAAAGAGTGCGAAAATCGGATGGGGAACATGGAGACTACCAAGAAATTAGTAAAATGGAACTGCACGAAATTACGATATGTGAAAAAGGAATTAACCCCGAAGCACAGTTTCGTATTTTAAAGGAGGACACCCACATGACAACAGAAAATGATTTGAATAATGTAATGAGCAGACTTGAAGCACGACTTGACGCAATGGAGAAAGGTGAACTTCCTCCTGCACTCGCCGCTTCTATGAAAGACAAGAAAGACGATTCCGAACCTAAAGAGGAAAAGGAAGAATCTAAAAACCCATTCGCCGCAAAAAAAGACGAAGAAAAGGATGACGAGGATATGAAAGACGACAAAATGTATGCAAAAGGTAATGAATACAGCGATGTTATCACCGCTGAATACTTGAATTGGATGGAAGACACCCTCAAATCTGCTGGTGTTAATACCGGAGAAGCACGAAACCATTTCGACAACTTGGAGAAGGCGCAACTTGGTGGCTTCGACAATCCCGATGCTGTTGACGGTGCTGATTACTTCGCCGGACAAGTCCGAGGTCGAGGTCAAGAAAATGGTTCACCTTCAACCGGTGCAATCTCCGCAATCTCTTCAACCGGTGGTAAAACGCCATCCGGTGCGCTTGGACCTGTTTCAATGTCTAAGGGTTACATCAACCCAAGCAATGTTTCAGCATCCGATGTTGAAGCCGCATACGAAGTTTACAAAGCCGCCGCAATGGAACAAGGATTCCGTGGCGACCTTGAATCTCAATTCGCATCTCGTTTTGCTGATGAACGAAGAATTGCAAAGCATGAAGCAGAAAAAGCCGAGTTCGACGCTCGTGCGCCTATCAATGAAGTTATGAAGTCAATTAACGCACTAAGTGAGCGTATTGATAACATGGGTATTCAAGGTACATCAATTCAAAAGTCGGCTTCTTCATCTAATGTTGAAGTCCCATCCACACAAGACTTGAGTAACATGTCTTGGGATGAAGTACACAATCTCGCCGGTTCGGTTATCCGAGGGGCTTGAAAATAAAAAAATAATGGAGAGTGAAATATATGGCACGAGACTACATACGAAGCGTAACTGACATGGAACGGTACTTTTACGGTGCTGGCAATGCAATGGGATATTCCTACAGCGGTAGCGAATTGCTCAAGGCTGACAGCCCAATGATGAGTACTACAGCAGGAACTTACCAAGCGATTTATGGTCGCAAAGTTTGGTCGCAATTGAACCAAGAGTTCAATGCATTTTCAATTCTACCAAAGCGACCTTGGGAACGCAGTGGATGGCGAGTCATCACTGAACGACCTTCGTTCAGCGTTGGTGGCGGTGTTGCAGAAAACGCAACGCTACCGGACACTACCAAACCTATTTTCCAACACATCGCCGCAAAGCCAAAGACGATTGTTCACACATTCGACATGAGCGAAACTGCAATGTTCCTTGCTGACAAGGATGACGGACTGGGCGACATTCGTTCAATCCTCAAAGAAGAAATGGGTAAGCACCACGCCGAGCATATCAACAAAATGTTGCTCGTTGACAAGGCTACTGTTGCTGGAAACGATTTCGAGTCTCTTGACCGTATCGCTACTGGTCTCGTTGCTGGTTCAGCAGAAGACATCTACTCGATTGACCGAAGTGCAAACTCTTGGTCTGTTGCAGAAGAAGACTCAAACAGTGGAACTGACCGAACTCTTTCCCTCGACCACTTGGACAGCATATTCCAAAAGTGCTGGACTCGTGGTGGAAACCCAAAGGTTATTCTTACTGGATATGATACTTTGATGCGCCTTCAACAACTTCTACAATCGCAACAGCGTTTCATGGAAGAAAAGCGTATTACCCCTACCTACAACGGTGTTAAGGGTGTACCGGGTATTGAAGCAGGATTTATCGTTGCAACTTACAACGGTGTTCCTATCATTCCATCTAAGGATGTTCAAGCAGACACATTGAGCCGTATGTATTTCCTCGACACGGATTACCTCTACTTCTCTACTGCTATCCCAACGCAATACTTTGAATCCGGTATCGAAACCGGCGACCCATTCGCAATCAACCGTCTTGGACAAGAAGGAATGTATCGAACTATGGGAGAACTATGGACTACTTTCTTCGGAGGACACGCTTCAATCCGTGACCTAAAGTGATGGTGATTGAGAAAATAAAAAAATAATGGAGATGACATAATATGGCAACGACAATGACACACCGAGGAATTACCTATGTACAAAATGGTACTGGAACTACAACAATGAACCTTGATTTGCAACTACAAGGTGGAGTAGACCAAGACGAAACTGGTTGGCTTAGTGGTGCTGGTGCGGCGGCGGGTTCATACCCCGGTGTCCTTACCGGTTTCCAAGCAACCAATGATGATACAATCAATGTTGGGACACGAAACCCACGACTCGTTATGCTTACACTTAATGCGGCAGTAGCAGATACAAACACACTTACCCTTTCGGGACAAGTAAGTAAAATTGTATCGTTTGTAGCGCAAAGAGCAGATGCAACAGCGAATGTAGCAATCACTCACACGAGTGATTTGGTCTTGACCTTCGACATGGAAGCAACTGCTGACGGAACCACTGACGATTTATCCGCAATGGAACTTTGGCTTGTTTTGGCTTGAGGTGGGCTAAATGCCTACTGTAACCTTTTTGGGACCGTTCTTTGAACGACCAATGCGACATACAATGGGTATGTGGATTCGTGGCGAAGTTGTTGAGTTTGAGCAAGAATGGCTCAATCAATGGCGACACACACTCCCTGCTTCACACTTCTTGATTGAAGGTGAAGAAGAAGTTACCACAGACGCAGGAAATGACGGTTTACCCGACACAGGGTGGAGTCGTAAAGACATAATCGCATGGTTAAAGGATAAAAGTATCTCTACGGGTAGTGGCTATCTCACGAAGACAGCCGGATTAAAACTTGTAGAAGAATACTTGAATCCTACACCAGTTGAGGAAACTTTAAGTCAAATCGAAAACACCACACAAACAACAGGAGATGAGCAATAATGGCCGCTGGAAATACAACTGATATACGAACACATGTAATGGGTGATATGCTCATGTTGACTGGAACTTTTACTGATGGTGGTACTGATGTATCATTTGATGGACAACTTAGTAGCGTTTTTGCGGCTGGTGGACATGTAACAAGTCTGCACTCCACACTTATTCAATTGAATGATGGCGACAACATGGCAATTGGCGACACAGCAATGGTCGTTGATACCGCAGATGTGCGCCTTCACTTCAATGTCGGAGAGACTATTTACAGTTCCACAGGAACTATTATTGGGGTTATTACGGCTATTGCAAGTGCAACTGCTTTGACTATTGGTGCAGGTGTACTTGAAGTAGTAGCCGATGATGCAGTGCTTTTCAAAGTAGGACCATACGGAGGGGCAATTACCTTGACTGATGGCTCTTTATCAGTAAGTATTGATGAAACTAACAACAGGGTAGTTTTCGGTAATGGTAATCTCGGTGCAACAAGCACAGCGCATACTCAAGATGGCCGCTGGTGGATTCTCGGTCAACGCTGATGGCGGTGACTTAGATGGCTTCCCTAACCAAGATTGGCGTAAAGTGCTTCGGCCCTTTTTCCCCTAAAGAAGTAGGGGCGACGGCTACATGGGCGGCGGCTGTTGAAGACCTTATTCAAGCAGTTGCGGATTCAAGTAGTACAAGTTCTGTAATTGATACCGAAGTATTCCCGGTTTTGGGTAATATATTTGTCATGGTAACATACCAACTCGCTTGAGGTGAGTAGGTATGGGATTTGATATGCGCTCTCTCGACCTTAGCGATATGGTAAGGTCAAGTAAACAAGGCGTAAAAGTAGATACAGACTACGGTTCTTCGGCTGTAATTAACGAAGAAGAACCACTAAAAGGTATTACTTCGGAACAACGCAACCGAAATCGTAATATCGGTGATGTGTTAAACATTGGTGCAGGTACACGCTGTGTCCACTGCGGTTTCCTCCATTTTTTATGGAGAGCCTCATGTGGTAGTTGCGAAAAACCAATGGACTACAACTTAGGCGACCGTGACGAAAAGAACAGAATGTGATACTATGAAGATTTTAATTAAAGCATTACAGCCAAACCGACAGAAAATTCTCACCGCAGATGGTGAAGAAATGCGCCTTCAACAATGGGCGAACAAGCAAGCCGCTTCTTCTCTCCGTGATGCTGGTAACGATGTTCAAGGTGAACAATTCACACAGTCTCGTGATATGCTCATGAGGGATGCTGTAGAGAACCCGGAGAAGCATGGACTCAAGTTTATGGGCGAGAGGCTACCCTTTGAGGGGCAAACCCTCCAAGAATCGCTTACCGAACCCGATGTCGAAGGTGAGCGAGCCGCTATTGATAGTGAGTTTGCAGATGAAGAAAAACCCGAAACACCCGATTTGTTTGACAGTGAAGGTAAACTCCGTGATGGTATGCCTACCGAAGAAGAAGAAGAAGAGATGAGACAAGAAACAGGAGAACCATCTTTTGCTTCAAAAGAAGAGGCTATGGCCGCTACCTTTAACCCCGATAAGGAGGCTGAACACATGAAGCGCATTATGACCTCTCGCCAAGTTCCTATGCGTGATGCTTGGAGTATTCTTAAATCGTGAGGGAGGGTAATGTGTGCCAATAGTATTCAGTCCCGGTGAGCCGGAAACTCGGCCTCTTTACCCCTCCGAGACTGTGTACACTACCGCCCAAAAAGTCGCTGACCTACTCGACATCGGCCCAAGTGAGGCTGTTCTTGTAAGTGCTGACA